CGGCAAACCTGAGTGCGTACAGCAACAGTATTGTGGATACGCCCACGTACTTTGCCTTTGCAAAAGGGGCGGGACTGATGGGGGAGGCCGGTCCTGAAGCCATTATGCCCCTGACCCGGGCGGCGGATGGCTCGCTGGGTGTGCGAGCGGTGGGCAGTATGAACGGCAGTGCGGGTCTGGTGTATTCCCCGGTCTACCATATCGCCATTCAGAATGACGGGACTAATGGCCAGATAGGGCCGGAGGCGGCAGGCAGTCTTGTGCAGCTGATTGACCAGCGGGTGCAGGCGGTGATGCTGTCCATGCGACGTGACGGAGGAATGCTGAGTGGCTGAGATAAAAACGCTGCATCTGGTCCCGCGTGAAGGGATGCAGGTGAGTGAGAAACCGTCGGTGGCGAGGGTACGGTTTGGTGACGGTTATGAACAGCGTCGCCCCACAGGGCTGAATCCTCAACTGAAGACGTTTCAGGCGGTGTTCCGGGTGACGGATGAGTCAACCCGGCGCTGGCTGGATGAATTTTTATCCTGGCATGGTGGTTACCGTGCCTTTTTGTGGCGACCGCCGAAACATAACCGGACGGTGAGGGTGGTGTGCCGGGAGTGGAGCGTCACGGATAACGCCCGGTACAGTGATTTCAGCTGTACGATTGAGCAGGTGGTGAACTGATGCAGAATATTCATGAAGAAAGCCTGAACGAGTCGGTTAAATCAGAGCAGTCACCGCGGGTGGTGCTCTGGGAAATTGACCTGACGGTGCAGGGCGGTGAGCGCTATTTTTTCTGCAATGAGCTGAATGAAAAAGGGGAGGCGGTCACCTGGCAGGGGCGGCAATATCAGGTATACCCGATTGACGGCAGCGGTTTTGAGATGAACGGGAAGGGCAGCAGTGCCCGCCCGTCGCTGACGGTGTCCAATCTGTTTGGTCTGGTCACCGGGATGGCGGAGGACCTGCAGAGCCTGGTGGGGGCCACGGTGGTCCGCCGCCGGGTGTATGCCCGTTTTCTGGATGCGGTGAATTTTGTGGCGGGCAATCCGGAAGCGGACCCGGAGCAGGAGCTGAGCGACCGCTGGGTGTGGAGCAGATGTCAGAGCTGACGGCCATGACAGCCTCGTTTGTGCTGGCGACACCGACGGAGACGGACGGGGCGCTGTTTCCCGGTCGCATTATGCTGGCGAATACCTGTATGTGGACCTACCGCTCTGATGAGTGTGGTTACACGGGCGGGGCTGTGGCGGATGAGTTCGATAAACCCACCACCGATATCCGTAAGGACAGATGCAGCAAGTGCATGCGCGGGTGTGAGATGCGCGGCATGGTGGCTAATTTTGGCGGTTTCCTTTCCATCAATAAACTTTCGCAGTAAATCCTGTTTTATGACACAGACTGAATCAGCGATTCTGGTGCATGCCCGGCGGTGTGTGCCTGCGGAGTCGTGCGGCTTCGTGGTGAGAACGCCGGAGGGGGAGCGGTATATCCCTTGTGTGAATATCTCTGCAGAGCCGGAGGCGTATTTTCGTATTGCACCGGAAGACTGGCTGCGGGCAGAGATGCAGGGGGAGATTGTGGCACTGGTCCACAGTCATCCCGGTGGTCTGCCCTGGCTGAGCGAGGCCGACCGGCGGCTGCAGATAAAAAGTGCACTGTCCTGGTGGCTGGTCTGCCGGGGGGAAATTCATAAATTCCGCTGTGTGCCACATCTGACAGGACGGCGCTTTGAGCACGGGGTGACGGACTGTTACACGCTGTTCCGGGATGCCTACCATCTGGCGGGAATTGATATGCCGGATTTTGAGCGTGAGGATGACTGGTGGCGCAACGGTCAGAACCTGTACCTGGACAATATGGAGGCGACTGGTTTTTACAGGATTTCCCTGCCTTCCGCACAGCCTGGCGATATCCTGCTGTGCTGCTTTGGCGCATCGGTGGCCAATCATGCCGCCATATACTGCGGCAACGGTGAGCTGCTTCACCATCTGCCTGAACAACTGAGTAAACGGGAGAGGTATTCCGAAAAATGGCAACGACGAACGCATTCAGCCTGGCGTCACCGCCACTGGCACGTATCTGCCTTCACGGGGATTTACAACGATTTGGCCGCCGCCTCAGCCTGTATGTGAACACGGCAGCGGAAGCCATCCGTGCCCTGTCGATGCAGATGCCGGGATTCCGCCGTCAGATGAACGAAGGCTGGTACCAGATACGTATTCGCGGTGAGGACACGGCACCGGAGGCGGTGTACGCCCGTCTTCACGAACAGCTGGGTGAGGGAACGGTCATCCACATTGTGCCGCGACTGGCCGGGGCCGGAAAGGGTGGACTGCAGATTGTGCTGGGGGCGGCAGCCATCGTGGGCTCTTTCTTCACTGCCGGGGCATCAATGGCGTTATGGGGTTCAGCCCTGGCAGCCGGTGGTTTTTCTGCCACCACGATGCTGTTTTCACTGGGGGCCAGCATGATTCTGGGCGGTGTGGCCCAGATGCTGGCCCCGAAGGCAAAAACACCGGATTACCGCGCAACGGATAACGGCAGACAGAACACGTACTTTTCCTCGCTGGATAACATGATTGCCCAGGGGAACCCGATGCCGGTGCCTTACGGGGAAATGCTGGTTGGCTCCCGCCGTATATCCCAGGACATCAGTACCCGTGATGAAGGCGGTGACGGGAAGGTGGTGGTTATCGGGCGGCAGGCATAAAAGCGAAAAAATCCCGCAGTGCTCACGGACAGGAACTGCGGGAGCGTTACGAAGATTGAGTGTAAGGAATTATTCTTATGTCACGACAAAAACATTAACTCAGAGAGGGAGGATGTGCCGTTCTTTTCAGGGAGAAAGGATTTATCGTCCTGAGGAATAAAGGTAAGGGGCCCGCCCCTTACCTGACTGATTATTGAATGATGCCGCAGGCCATTCTCGCACCACCACCGCCCAGGGGCTCCGGATGGTCATGATGGTTATCACCGCCAGCATGAAGCATGAGAGAACGCCCTTTAATCTCTTTTAATGAGTTCAGTCTCGGGGCCAGGACCGGGTAGTTCGCTTTTCCGTCATGCGTCACGAACAGCGCAGGGAGGTCGCCCAGGTGTCCATCCGGAGACCAGGGGCCAAGATGTTTGCCGGTGTTTTTCGGGTCAAAGTGACCGCCAGCCGATAATGCTGCGACCGGTTTTCCGTCTTTCAGTGCCGGGGCGCAATTTCCTTTTTCGTGCACATGAAAACCATGAATGCCTTCAGACAGAGAGTGAAGGGCTGGTGTGAACAGCAGACCGTAGGGGGTCTCCTGAATGGTTATTTTTCCAATGCTGACTTCTTTTCCGTCAGCACTGACAAGGTTCATTGGGACTTCCTGTTCTGCTGCGTATCCGCATGATGCTGCTGTCAGCATGGCAATGGCAGCAATGATTTTACATTTCATAAAACCCTCATTAATTCCGTTAACAGACTGAGCTTGCTGGTTACAGGGTAACAAACAGCGTTCTGATGATATCGCGCAATAGCTGTGCAATATCCTATCACTGCGATTAATAATACCAATTGAGAGGAACATTATGGGTAAAGGTGGCGGCAGGGCGCACACACCTCGTGAGGCGAAGGACAATCTCAAATCCACGCAGATGATGAGCGTGATTGATGCCATTGGTGAAGGGCCGATTGAAGGTCCGGTGAAGGGGTTGCAGAGTATCCTGGTGAACAAAACCCCGCTGACGGACACGGACGGTAATCCTGTGATACATGGTGTGACCGCGGTCTGGCGCGCCGGGGAGCAGGAGCAGACACCACCTGAAGGCTTTGAGTCCTCCGGGGCGGAAACCGCACTGGGCGTGGAAGTGACGAAGGCAAAGCCGGTGACGCGCACCATTACATCCGCGAACATTGACCGCCTGCGGGTCACCTTCGGGGTGCAGTCACTGGTGCAGACCACGTCAAAGGGTGACCGAAACCCGACATCCGTCCGCCTGCTGATTCAGTTACAGCGTAACGGTAACTGGGTGACGGAAAAGGATGTCACCATTAACGGCAAGACCACCTCGCAGTTTCTGGCGTCGGTGATTCTGGATAATCTGCCTGAGCGGCCCTTTAACATCCGGATGGTCCGGGAGACAGCGGACAGCACCTCGGACCAGCTGCAGAATAAGACGCTCTGGTCGTCATACACCGAAATCATCGATGTGAAACAGTGCTACCCGAACACGGCGATTGTGGGGCTGCAGGTGGATGCGGAGCAGTTTGGCGGTCAGCAGATGACGGTGAACTACCATATCCGCGGTCGCATCATCCAGGTACCGTCAAACTATGACCCGGAAAAACGCACTTACAGCGGCATCTGGGACGGCAGCCTGAAACCGGCATACAGCAACAACCCGGCCTGGTGCCTGTGGGACATGCTGACTCACCCGCGCTACGGCATGGGAAAACGCCTGGGGGCCGCGGATGTTGACAAGTGGGCGCTGTATGCCATCG